CGGCAAGAGCGAGAGAAAGGCTCGCGTGTAGTCGTCGCCGCTGCGGCGAATATGCCGGTCGGTCGGCAGCGGCTCTGCCCAGAAGCCGAGCGCCGTCATTGGTAAAGGATTGTCTCAAGGACCGCCATGTGGCCGAGCGAGGGCATCACATAATCGGCGGTCGTCACAAGCTGGAATGATTGGACGCTCGGCGCGCTCATGATCGCGTAGCTCACCCAGGACGCATAGATGGTCTGACCAGGCGCGGCCTTGGCGAACAGCATATCGCGGACGCTCTGCTCTATTTCGGCCTGCGCCTCCGACGTGTCCGGCTCGAGGTTTGCGATCGTGATGTCGATGAACTCCTTAATCGGCGCCACCACGTAGCAGTCCTTCACCGTGACCGGCCGCATCAGATCGATGTAAGTCGCCACCGCGGTCACGTCGTCCGGCGTCGGCCAGCCGTCATCGGCGGCGCGCAGATCATCCATCAGGAAGCGCGTTGTCATAGTCCCAATACCCTGCTCGGGCGCAGCCCAAGCGCGCGTCACGCCCGGCACCGCGAGCGCCCAATTGACGTAATCGGCCAGCGCGCCGCCCATCGGCGGCTGGCGAATGCGCAGCAAGATGCGGGCGCGAAGCTGGTCGTCGGTCTCGGTATCGACGCCGCCGGTGAGATGAACGACCGTCGCGGAACTATCGATGCCATTGACCGCCGGCGCGATCGTCAGCACCGCGCCGTCCACTTGATTGCCGGCCGAGCCGGGATCGAGCGCGCGGATCGGCCCGACGACCAGGGCCGAGCTCGAGCAAGTGATGTCCTGCGTCGTCTCGTAGCTGACCGCCGGCGTGCCGCCCGCCGAGAGCTGCGTCCCCATCGGGAGGAGCGCGCCATCGACGAGGCCCTGAAAGCTCGCGGTCCCCTCGGCCAGCGTCGCCGACTTGCGGCCGGTCGAGCCGTCGGCGTTCGTGAGCCAGATATCGCCGTGCCGGTCGAGCCATTCCGTCTCGGCGGTGTCCGGCATCAATTGCAGCGCGAGCCAATCGAGATATTGCAGATTGAGATGGCAGAGCGCGCCCTGCGTATCGGACATGACGCGCAAGACCGAATTCGGCACGCTCGCGTCGGCGCCCGGCAGCGAGCCGCGGATGAAATCGCGGACTTGGCTACGAACGGATTTGAGCGTCGGCGTTGACCACGGCATGCGGCGTCACTCGATGATGTCTTGCCAAAGAATTTGATAGCGGAGCTCGACCGCTGTGAACGGCCCGCGATAGAGGCGCACCAGGGCGTCGATGCGCTGGGTATCGAACCGCTCGACTTGCACATCCATCGACGTGCCAATCCGCAGCGAGAGGAACGGCTGGATTGCCTCTTGGATATAATGCTTGACGCGAACGAGCGTTGAGCCGACCGCGGCATTCGAGCCAGTGATCTTGGCGCGCTGCATCAGCCAAAGGCGCGAGCCTATCTCCCAGCCGCTCCATATCTCCTGCGCGTCGAGGTCGCCCCACCAGCCGCGGCGATCAGTCGAGTCCGGGTCGGGCAGCTCGTCGTCGATCGCGGCCAGGCGATCGGTGCCGAGCGCGACGATGACCGCGGTCGCGAGCGCCTCGGTATCGTCGAGCGTGCCGTCGCCGAGCAACAGCCAATCGACCGAAACCGATGTGCGGCCCGGAAAATCGGTGCGCTGGACAAGCCGGATGTCGGGCATCGCTTTAAGGCTTCGTGTCCAGCGAGGTCGGCGGCCCCGGCTTCGGCGCGTTGACCAGCACCGCATCGCTACCGTTTGGATCGGTGGTCATGCCGACCCCTTGATTGACGCCGTAGACGGGATGCGAGGCGCTCTCGGTGCCGAGCTTGATCTTGCCGATGAAGACCCATGTCTTGCTTTGGCCGTCGTAGTAACCGACCACGCTGTCGCCCGAGCGGAACTCGATGCGGCCCTTGCTGACGCGGATTTCGTGATTGACGCTCTCGCCTTCGTGCTTGAAGTCCTGTTGACCTTGCCCGCCGCTCTGGGCGCTCCCGCTTCCTCCGCTGGTATCGCGCGCGCTACCGATGCCGCCGCTTCCGCTGCTCGAGCTCGAGCCGCCGCCGCCGGAAACGCTGCCGCCTTTGCGTTGCTGCTTTTTCTTTTCGACGTGCCGGATCGAAACAAAGCGTTTGACGGTTTGTTGCTGCCCGCCGCTCGAGCCGCTTCCGCCCTGGCCGCCTTGGCTTTTCTGACTGTCGTCCGGCCCGTCGAGCGACAACAGGAACAGCCCGGCGCGGCGCAACAAAGTCATCTGCCCAAGATCGTCATATTGCGCGTTCTCGCCTTCCTTCAAACCCATCGGGCGATGCCGCCGGTCGTCCATGATGGCGCAGACCGGAAACGATCGGTTGCCGCCCATGAAGCTGACGAAGCCCTCGGCGGCTTCCTTGATCATTCCCTGCGCGTCTTTGGTAGCGGCGCGCACCACCGACGAGAACCCATAGTTTTGCGGCGACTCGACCTTGTCGCGCGTTTCGCCCTTCATAAAGTTGCCGGCCATCTCCTGCATCATTTTGCCGTCGTCGGCCCCGCTGATCATGGTGCGGGCGCCGCCCGACGAGTAGGCGCGGAAGCTGGTATTGAGCGGCGTAGCGCGGTGCATCTTTATTCCTCCAAGTTTGGCGGCGGCGGCTCGCTCGGCGATGTCGCCGCCGGCGCCGGCGTGGCATTTGGATCGGGCGCCTGCGGTGCGGTTGGATTGCTTACGTCAAAGTCGCCGGCATCCTTGAGCAACCACGGTGCGACCAGCTCGAGCGCGGTCAACGTCCCTTGATTGCGGTCCTGCGTGAACGTGATGGTCTTGATCTTGAGAACCATATTGAGCATCGCCATCGGCGAGTAGACGCTCACGTCATCGCCGGCGCGCCATAGCTGATGCGTGCCTGGCCGCATCCAGCCTTGCACGACGATGGTCGCCTCGATGATGGTGCCCTCGTGCCATATCGACTCGTTCTTGGCGCGCTCTTGCAGCTCGCCGATGCTCCACACGGGTTGCTCGGCCGGCGTCAGCACCGGCGAGTAGCGTTTCGCGGTGCCGGGATAGTGCGCCTCCTGCTCGGAAGCAGCCGCCATGTTCTGCGTGTCGCTGGCCGCGGTCTGGCCGCGGATAATGTAGTCGGTAAAGATGTTCTCGATCGAGATGACCGCCTGGCAACTTATGATGTTGACGCCTTCGACCAAGCTCGCGCTGATCGGCATCGTGTGGTCGTCGATGGCGAGGAAGTTGCCGTCTTTGTCGCTCCCCATCACGATGCCGCGCGGGCGTGCCAGGCGCTCGAGGAAATTCCAGATCGTTTCGCCCGGCTCGACCTGGCATTTGACGAACGGCTCCGCATTGACGTTGCCGATCGGTATGATCTTGATCCCGGTCGGCGCCAGCACCTCCTCGGCAATTTGCATGAACGACTTGTTGTCGAAGTTGCCGGTCTTGTGGATGACGCTCGCGCGCGCGGCGTACCACGTGACGCCGATGCCTTGGAATTGGATGCCCTTGGCTTCTTTCGAATAGGCGGTCTGGCGCGTGACGATGACGCCGGTGATCGCGAGCTCGTTGCCGAGATAGATCGCAGCTTCGTCGCCCGGCTTGAATTGGAGCAATTGCCAATCGGCCGGGACTTGCTCGATGTCCGCGGACGTGAAGCGGAACAGCGGATAAGCCTCGGCCCACCGATGCTGCACCCAAACGGATTTCCAGCTCTGGAACTTGCGGCCCTCGACGACGACGGTCGCAATCTCGTCCGGGTTGAAGATCGGCCCCGGAAGCTGATCGGGCGCGGGCGCGGGCGCGGACGCGGCGTCGTCGGCCATCTAAGCCGACAGCGCCAGGCCGGCCGGCGGCGCGAATGCGGGATGAACCACTTTATTTTCTTCTCTAAGCTCGTCGGCCCGGCTGGCGTCGGCATAGAGCCGATAGGCCATGACCAACGTTGGCATCGGCAGCGCGAAGGCGAATTGCAGAAGCCGCGGGAGCGGGCGCGCCGTCTCGACCAGATAAAACATGATGCTGGCGTGCAGCGAGACCATTGCTTGGAACGTCATCTGATCCATCGCGTCGGCGACCGCTTCCTCGACTTGCGCAAAGACCGTATTCATTTGCAGCTTGAGCGCGTCGGCATCCTCCCGGCTGGTGAAAGTCATCGCCGAGATCACGCGCCCCTCGGCGGCCAGGCACATGCCGATGATCGACCACTTGATGCGCGTCGCGCCGCTCATCGTGGTCGGCTCGGCGCCCGTCGAGACGCGCACTCGGGCGAGCTGCGGCTGCGTCACGCCGGCGGCGCGCGCGAGGTCGAAGCAATTGGCGAGATACGGCCCCGCGGCGTCGGCGCCGGTGAGCCGCATAGCATTCGCCTGCAACGCAAAGCACGCCAGACGCAGATCGGAGCCCGCGCGCCCTTGCGCCGGCACCGCGGCGACCAGCACGCCCAGGCTGCGCTGCAAGATGCCGGCGGCTTCGATCGCTTCGCTTTTAAGCATGGCCGACGCCCGATGGCGTCACCGCCGGTGCGCGCGGCGGCAGTCCGGCGAGCGCGCGGATCGCGGCGTCGCTGCCTTTCATGACCTCGAGCATGCGGGCGGTCACCGCCTGCGATTGATTGATGAGCTCGTCGCGTGAGTCGGTCGGCGCGGCGCCGGGCGGGTCGCCCCACTCGACGAAAGTCATATCAAACGTACAATAGCCGCCGAGCTTTTGCTCCTCGGTCCAACGGTATTGCGGGCAGACCACCAGCATCGGCGGGATAGTCGGCAATTGGAGCACGCCCTTGCCTTCCTCCTCGAGCGCGGTGAACAACAAATCGCGCGCGATCCGGTAGTCGCGGTTATAGAGCGGCTCGCCGGTGTTGACCGGATAGACGATGCAATAGCCGCGCACCGAGAATTGCCGCGTCCGCCGGCCCATGTCCTCCGGGTACGGTAAATCGCGCTTGGGGAACTCATGCACGACGATCGCGCGCCCGCTCTCCTTGCTGCCGGCCTCGACGTGAAAGAACGCGCCGCGGAAAGACGCCGGCAACAGCTCGTCGCGCCACTTGGTATTTGGTAGGTCGGTGATCAGCATCGTCCGCTATTCCTGATACTGCGAGGCCATCGACGAGGCCGCCGGCTCCATCTGGGTCTGGCGCGTAACCTCGGTCTTCTTGAACAGCCCGCCGCCCTCGGCCCCGACCTTGGTTCCCCGCGGCGCGTTGACGTGAACCGATAGCTTGCCGGTGCCTTCGACCTTCTGCGCCATTTGGTTGTCGAGCGCGGCGCGCGAAGCACCCGTGCCGAAAACCCAATCGTCGGCCTCCTCTTGCGATCTTATTGTGGGCTGAGAACCGTCATCGGCCGTATCGTCCGCCGCCTGTGATCGGCGGCGGCCGGCAAACGCCTGCGAAGTAAAAGAGTTGCGCGGTGCTGCAACATTGCCGGGCGCCGGGGCTGCGGCTGCATCCCTCGCGCGCTGTTCTGCCGCCCATTTGCGGCCTTCCTCGCCGTGAGCCGAAAACCAAGCGTTCTCAACTTTGTGCATCCCCCAATATTTGGGGTCCGCCATATACTTGGCGAAGTTAGGATCGCCCGCCATACCTTGGTCGGTCGAATAATCAGTGATGTTTGATCCGGCATAGACCTTTGCGAGCGCCGCATTGCCTTCCGCTGCGGTTTTTGCGGAGATGTTTCCACTGATCAAGCCATGCCGGACCGGACCATACTGCCCAGAGAAAAGCGCCTTCCTTATCGTCTGATGGCGCATGGCCGCCATATTCATCAATTGTTCCATGTTTGATTGGATGCCGCCTTCGTGTTGCATCGCGTCGATGGCAAAGGCTTTTAGTTTTGGATCAGCATCTAATTCCTTCTGAAACTGTGCGCGTTGCTCGGCAAGAGTTCCGCTTGAACCGCCGCCATCATCTGGCCCCGTCGTCGGAAGAGCACCCTTGGGGCCGCCTCCAAAGCGACGACGCAGAGCACCGCCTGGATAGGTGACAGTGCCATCACCGCCATCACCGCCGCCGCCGCCGCCGCCACCACCACGAGGGCCGCCGCCGCCGCCGGCTCCGAGCCCGCCGCCGCCGCCGCCGAAGCCAGGAAGGCCGCCGAGGCCGCGCATTGAGGCACCGAGCCCAGGGAGACCGCCCATTCCGCCTGGATCGACGAGAGCGGCGGGATGCAACATCTCAAACAATTGGTCGTTGAGCTTTTGGAGTTGCTTAGTGTTGTCTGCGGTCTCGCGCGTGTGGTTGTCTTCGGTCGACTCGCCGCCGCCTCTGCCGCCGCCAAGTGGGACGACCGCTTCCGGGCCGCCTTCCCCGATCATCGCAAGCGTCGGCTTGGTGACGATGCCGCCGTGTTGGAGCTTAGGGACATTGCCGCTTTGAAAATGATCGCTCCACCACTTCGCCAATGGCGCTTCACTGACGCTGCCAGGGTCGAGCGCCTTATGTTGCTCGATCACCTTCGGATCAAACGGATTGAGCTTGTTCCAGAACCCCTCGGGCGAGGGATGCTCTTTCATTACTTCGGACGCCTTATTGGATTGCGTTTCCCAGCGTGCGAGCACGCCCTCGATGTATTTCATCGCGTCCATCAGCGGACTGCCGCCGAGCGTCTGATCCCACCAAGCCGCTTTGATGTGCTCCCAATGCTCATCGATCAGGCGCGATGTCGTGAGATAGTCGTCGGCCGCCTTCTGGCGATCGGCCTGAATTTTCTTTTCCTCCGCGGACACCGCGGGCAAATCCTTTTTCAGCCGGTCGAGGTCGGGCATTCCGAGCTCGGTTTCAAACTTGCGGAACGCCTCGGCGCCGCGCTGCTCGCCGAACTTTGCGATAGCGTTCCTTCTGATGTTCTCGAGACCCTCGCGCAATTTGTTGGCGAACTTCGTCGGGTCTTTGATCTCGGTCAGTTGCGCGAGGTATTCCTGCATCGCGCCGGCTTCAGCCGAGCCCGGCTTCTGGCCCTCCATCATCTTGCGCCGGAACTCGCTGTTGGCGCGCGTGATGTCAGACATGATGTGCGCCAGACCTTGCAGGTCGCGCGAGGCGTCCTCAACGCCGGCGAGCTTGAATTGCTCCTGAAATACCTTGACGAACGCTGGATCAAATCCGGTTTGCTTGCTCAGGACACCGATGCGCTCCTGCACCTTGGCGAAGTCATTGAGCGCATCGAGCGCCTTGTCCGCCGCATAGCCGACCGCAATTAAGCCGGTGGCGATGCCGCCGATCCCGCCGATGAACGGGACCATGCGCTTGGCCGCGACCTCGAGGTCTTCCGAGAACGGCTTGAGTCCCTTTTCCCGCGCGTCCCGCGCCTGGCGGCTGAACCGCTCAAGCTGTGCTGCCGTCCCGCCGCCGCCGAGCGCCTCGATCTCCTTGCGCATCTCGCGCAATTTCTCGACGGTGTTCCCCTCGACCAGCGTTACTTTGATTTGTAGTTCTTCGGTTTCAGCCATCGTTCAACGATCCTCGCGGTCGGCGTTTGCCTGGCGCCTAAGCTCGCCGATGCGGTGCGTATATTTGAGATGCGTCTGCACATGCGAGATCGGCATGGACAGAAAAACGTCCGGGCATTGGTGATACCAACGCGCAAGCCAGTAGCAATCGAGGACGAAGTTTTCGCCGGCGTCGGTGCCTACCAGGCCGCCGGCTCCGGCAGAAAAAAACCCCGCAGCCTAAAGGCGCAGGAAGCAAAGTCGCGCGGATCGAGCCGCTCGACCTCGGGCGTGAGGATGCCGCCGAGCGTCGCCACCATCGCCGCCATTTTTCGGTCGTCGATGATGATTTCCCAATCGGCATCGATGCGGCACGGGTTGCCGTTGCGGATGATGTCGGCCGCGGTCGGCTCGCGGAACGAAATCTCGTGGACTTCCTCGTTCTTATGATTGCGGATCGGATGATGGAGCAGCTTCACCTTGATCGGCCAGGTCTCGACGCGCGCCGGCGCCGCGGCCGGCGCGGCTTCCGGCGCCACCGGCTGCTCGGCGACGAACCCTTCGCGGACGGGTATGTTCATGCGCTCACCACGAGCTCTCGTCGCATTGCACGCCTTCCCAGCGGACGCGCGCCTGGCCGTCGCGGGTATTGA